CGGCTCCCAATCCATCTGGATAAAATCCTGCGTATACGTGGTCAGTACCAATCAAATTCAATACTTGTGCATTACTTGAAACGGATAATGTGCTTCCATTAAACGTTAGTCCAGATTCCCCTTGTAATGTATTTGTGGATCCTGTTGCGGTTACCACATAGTTGTCAACGTTACTATTGATGGTGACGGACGCGGAGGTACCGGAAGAACCAGAACTTCCATTTGCCCCAGCTGTTCCTGAGGTACCACTGCTACCGTTTGCTCCCGAGGTACCGGAACTACCACTAGTACCGTTAGCACCAGAAGTACCTGAACTACCACTCGTGCCATTTGCTCCAGATGTTCCCGAACTACCATTAGCACCGGATGTCCCACTACTTCCAGAACTACCATTTGCCCCAGAGGTACCTGAACTACCTGATGTTCCACGTGTTCCGGACGTGCCAGAAGACCCCGCTGTACCCGAGCTCCCGTTTGCTCCGGAGGTTCCCGATGACCCAGAACTACCATTTGCACCAGAGGTACCGGAAGTACCCGATGAACCGGCGGCTAAGAAGTTTGTACCTACACCAGCGGACAATGTGCTAATATCCCAGTATCCACCGCGGGCAGTACCACCTTGTTCAAATATTCGTACTCTATTTTGATAAAGGTCAATCGTTACGCCACTACCGGTTAATGTATTATTAGTTTGTGGTCTTGCTAATAGAATTTCTCCACCTTCATCACCGAAAGAGTTATTAGATATAAGGTTGCCCCCTGCGGCAATGTATCCAGATGAGGTCACCACTCCCGTTACAACTAATGTTGACCCATCAAAGGTCATATTGGTTTCTGCTACTGCTGCGTTAGCGGTTCCATCAGAAGTTAGTATTCTATTGTCAGCCGCAGTTGTTATCGTGGTAAATCCTGTACCCGATGTACCAGCAGTTCCACTACTACCAGAGGTTCCATTTGCTCCAGACGTACCAGAACTGCCTGACGAGCCGGAGGTACCACGTGTACCGGAAGTTCCAGAACTGCCTGAGGTTCCTTGTGCCCCAGATGTACCAGATGAACCATTTGCGCCAGAAGTACCTGATGAGCCGGAAGACCCTGAACTTCCACTGGATCCCGTCGTGCCACTAGAACCAGCGGTACCACTACTACCGTTTGCTCCAGCGGTACCTGACGTACCCGCCGTTCCACTGGTTCCGGCAGGAGTTAATGCGAATGCGGCATATGAAGAACTGACCGAAAAACTTGCCGTACCAAAATACCCCACTCCACTTGCTAGTGAACTGGTATAAGATGAACCCGAAACAGTCGTGGTAAAAATTGCCATACTAGATTATCTCCTCAAGGGCAAATCTGAATCTTTTCCCCGATTTGTTATTGATAATATATAAATATTCTTCACCTTCTTGGATGGTCCAGTTTCCGGTCGTTCCGTCTACAATATTTCCCGATGACCCTTCATTGGAAAGATTTAAGTCGCCTGTATAGAGATTTGCCCAACGTTTAGAAGTTGACCCTAAATCATATAAATTATCGGAACTTGGGAATACATTACCTGCGACATCTAATTTTGCTGCGGGACTTGATGTCCCGATACCAACGTTACCAGAGGTATCCACCACCATGCGCATTGCAGCTGCACCGTGGTCAAACAAGAAGAATTCGTTTGCAACTCCGTAGGTGGTTTCACTTGCGTTTCCTACACCAATTCCATATGCTCGACCAGTCCCGTTAATATACAGTTGGGTATAGGCTGCAGCAGTTGTTCCGCTAATACCGACTTGATAGTTGCCAGTCCCGGCAACCGAGAGTGGACTACCTGGAGTAATAGTTCCGATACCGATATTTCCAGCACTTTGATAGATAGCGCTTGATGACTGTGCGGTTGCACTGGTCCACAACGGAATATAGTTTGTGGTTCCACCACTTAATCCCGACGCAGTTACTGCGTTTGTTGCCCAACTACTTGTACCAAACAAACTTCCCGTAACGGAACCCGTGATAGCAGATGATGCGGTTATACTTACTGCGGTGATTCCGTCTGTTGTTTTTATTCCACCCGAACCTACATAGATACCGTTGGATGCGGTTACCGTAACGGCATTGATACCATCAGTAGTTTCTAGACTACCCGTGAGTTTGTATGCCCCGTTATATGTCTTTGAATTGTTCCACGTTGCACCATTGTACACCAACAAGTCACCATTTGTTGGACTACTGATACTGACATCAGAGAGTGATGCGAGTGCGGTTGCTACTGGTGACGTACCACTAGATGCAATACCACCAACTGAACGGAACAATCCACCTGGAATAATGGTTGCATATGTTGGATTTAATAAATCTCTCGCAGGAGTGGTTCCACCTTGTACGATAATATATCCAAGGAAGATTGCATTAAGTGCCGTATTCGGTGCTTCGGTAAATGGTTCACTGTCTTTTGCGTTGACCGCATTAAGTAAACTTGAATATTGTGCGTTACCATAATAGACGATAAATGCATTCGTTGGAGAATTTGGAATCCAGAATACACGTTGAATACTAAAGTTATTGGAATTAACCGTTGCTAATAAGCCGGTGGTGGTGTCAACATATTGTGTATTATCAATTGTGGTATATCCTGCTCCACCAACACCCACATCAATAACTGGTGTAGACCCCGAGATGTGATATCGGTATATCTTAGAAACGGTAACATCGTTTTCCGTGACCGTTGATGGGTGGTTTGGATTGGTTGCGTAATTTGCCCCTTCACGGAATGATGTACCGCCCGTCTTTTTGATACTGAGGGTTGGACTGCTACCACTTGCTTGTAACCCGTGACCAGAAATCTTAAGTGGACCGAATGCGCGAGTAAAGTCGTCGGTCTTTTGTGGATATCCGTATGAAATTTGTGGTGAATTAAAGACACCAGTAGAAACGTTTCCTGCTAAATGTAAGACCACACCAAGGGCAATTTGGGTATCCCATTGGTTAATGTCAGTTGTTCCCCACGGAACTATTTGTTGTACAACATCACCGTTATTGTCTAATCCAACATAAGTAATCTTTGCGGAACCAGAATTGGTGATGGGAATATTGGTCTTATTTCCCCATTCCACATATTTGATAGTTGGGTATGGAGCATTATTTATGGTTGAGTTCATCGTGACGATAATACCCGACCCCGATGATATATTGAATGTTGTTGACCCCGTTGTTGATGACAATACGCCACCGTGTAGAATACCGGTGTACATATTACTTTCTAACCAACGTAAACGAGTTACGTTATTATATCCTGCGCCATTTTGTGAGAAGTATAAGTCATTGGTAGACCCACTCACATAAATGTACGATGCGGAAAGTGAGGTATTAATATTGGTGGTAACGGGTTTGAATTGTACATATCCGTTGACCGCGGTATCACCATAAATTTGGATGTTTGGAGTATCAGTAACTACTGCACCAGAGACAATTAAACTACCCGATAATGTGGTATTACCTAATAAATTATTGTTACCAATTTGGGTTGTAGACCCAGAAACATTTAAACTACCTGTTAGTGTGGTCGTACCTATTAAACTATTTGACCCACTTGTAAACAAACTACCGGTAACAATTTGATTACCAGTTAATCTTAGTGTGCTGCCATCAAAGGTGAGGTTACTTTCTACGGTGGCGTTTGGTGCGGTTCCGTTAAGTGTAATAATACCGTTATCGGTGGTTCCAGTTAAAGTAAGAGTTCCACTTGTTCCTGATGATCCAGAGGAACCAGATGACCCAGAAGTACCTGAGGTTCCAGACGAACCACTACTTCCAGAACTACCTGATGACCCCGATGTACCACTTTCACCAGAAGTTCCACTTGAGCCGGAAGAACCCGACGATCCTGATGTTCCGGATTGTCCACTTGTTCCAGATGAACCAGAACTTCCTGATGTACCTGATTCACCAGAAGTGCCGCTACTCCCAGAACTTCCACTACTACCAGAAGAACCAGAGGTTCCAGCCTCTCCAGAAGTACCGCTAGACCCAGATGTTCCAGAACTACCTGACGTGCCACTTACTCCACTCGTTCCGGAAGTACCAGTTGTACCACTTGTTCCAGAGCTTCCCGATGTACCATTAACTCCAGACGTGCCACTAGTACCCGATGGTGTTAATGCAAATCCAGCTGTAGTTGCATAACTTGCACTTGCAATAATACCAAAAAACGACCCACTAAATGAACCGGTAACATTTTCGGTTGCATTTACGAGGGCCGTAACAACGATGATTGATTCTGTGGGTGGTGCGGAAACGAAAACAACAGTACTACCCGAAATCGTGTAGTCTGTGGATGCATTAAAACTTAAACCACCAACTGTAACAAATAGGGAATTAATATTATAGTTGGCATTTAAATTGAAATTCGTTTGTACCCCACTACCAGTAAAGTAGTAGGTATCAACGTCAACGGTAGAATTTGCGGTTGGAAGATTGGTAAGTTGACTACCATCACCTTTGAAATATGATGCTGTAACCGACCCGTTGATACTCGCTGAACCAGAAATTGTTGTACTGCCAGAAACTATCAGTCCCTTTCTGGCTACGAATTCATTTGCCATAATTCCCCTTTTTCATTATCCAAAGGTGATGTGTTTAAGTTGTACGTAACCTACTATTATAATTAGAGAGCGCGAACCGCTGTCTTTACAATCCAGTTGTCTGATGCGACGGTTGCTTTCAACCGTGCTGTTGCTGAAAGAATATCTACGACAAACACCACATCTGTTGTGTTCCCCAAGTCATTTGTTGAGGTGTCGGTGAATTCTACATTAGAGGTACCTGCTTCCCACACTGCCATCACGGTACCTGCACGATAACTTGATCCCTTCTTGACTACATAATCGAAGAATGCTGCGTCATAACTACCAGTTTGTACAGTCGCAACTACTTCGGTACCTGTGTCTACATCGGCGTTACTACCAGAAGTAAAGAGTACTCCGTGGATAACTGCTCCACCATTTAGTACAAGTTGGTCTGCGGTAGTAGCACCTTGTGAGGTAATGTTAGCAAGACCAAATGAATATGCGGAACCAAGATTGAGTGGGACACTATTAAAGGTGATTGCACTTGCAGTTACTTGACCACCTACAACTGAGAAGTTTGCACTGTTGAATGCTGCAACACCCTTCGTAGTAGTTGTTGCGTCACTACCACTAATGGTGATAGTTTGACCACTGACTGTTGCGGTAAGACCATTAGTACCATCAACAGTTAATGCTTGTGTTTTAAGTGAAACTGTTCCAGTACCGCCATCTGAACCAGTGATATTAAGGTTAGTAACGATACCAGTAAGGTTACTACCATCACCAGAGAATGCAGATGCGGTTACCGAACCTGTGACGTATACATTACCTTCTGCGTGTAAAGTGGTTCCTGCAACACGAAGAGGTGAAACTGCGGGTCGTGTATCGATGTGGTCATCACCAACTGCTACAGGAATACGACCGGTGATTAATCCAACTTCATCGCCAAGCGAACCAGTGTTTTGTGGACCAGCAATGATAACTGCGGAATTGTATGCTACGTCATCTGCTTGATATATCCAACGATTGTTGAAACTATCCCAAAGGAGTGACCCTGTTCCATAGCTAGAACCCGAGTCAATAACTGAAAGTCCCGCAAATCGTACATTATCGTCGTCATTAACTACTACACGACTTACACCAACAACATATTGTGAAGATGTAACATATTGAGTAGACATACTGACTGCGGTGAGCAATCCAGTAACATTCAAACTACCAGAAATATTTACATCTTTTGCAATTCCAACACCACCTTGTACAATTAATGCACCATCTGCATAGTTAGTGCTATTAGTGGTATTACTAATAGTTTGAATACCTGTAAAGGTATTTGAACCAGTAGTTGCGATAGTAGCGATGCCGGTAGTTTGGCGAACATCGGTTTGGATAGAACTACTGAATACTCCATCGGTATTAAGTTTTGACTTAACACCGCCAGTAAAGTGTGCCGACGAAGTGTCAAGCGTAACTGTAGTGGTACCACCGAGTGATACAGAACCACCACCACTTAAACCACTACCTGCGGTAACGGTAACTGCACTATTTTGTAGTACTGCGGATGCGGTACCAGCGGTATATGTAAAGTCGATACCACTTGCTCCAGTAGTATCGGTAAATGTTATAACGTTTCTAGAACCACTGATGAAGTGTGCAGATGATGTATCTAGTGTTAAGGTACGGGTTGCGGTAATATCACCACCACCACTTAAACCACTACCTGCGGTAATATTTACTGTACTGTGGTCAATGTGTTGGTTTGCTACATAATTGGTTGTAGCGTTGTGGTCAACTTGGGATGAAGCAGAAACTGTACCGGTTGGGATACCGATAGTTACAGTATTATTAGTAACAACCGTAGTAACTCCGTTGGACCCCAATAAGCTTAGGGAATCAGTAAGGAGGCTGACAGTATCAGTACCAGTGGATCCCGTAATACGGAGGTCTGTAACTAATCCCGTTAGTTGTGACCCATCACCTTTGAATGAGCCGGTAAACGACCCCGTTGCCCCCGACGAGGCGGTAACTGGTCCGTTAAATATACTATCACTGGATACGCTAAACGAGCCAGTTATCTTTGCACCGTTATTAAGGACAATCAGGCCTTTACGGGCAATAAATTCATTCGCCATACATTTCTCCCATCGGGGTTATTCAGTGTATATAAATATTAAATACTTTGTTAAGAATTCAAATTCGGAAACAATTTAAAGAGACTTTGTACAGTCCAGGCTCCACTTCCTGACCCATTACTGTTTACTCGTAACTTGAAATAACTCCCCGATTGAATAAACCCGAAAGATATGTCTTTTGTGTCCCCAATATCTGCGGTAGATACGTCTGTAAATACGATACTACTTCCAGACCAAGTAGCCATAAGCATACCGATTCTGGTTGCTCCTGGACGTTGGGCGACATATTCTATCGTCGTACCTGCATATTGGGTGGTTGAAATATATGGATATACATCTTCGGTAGCCCCAAAAATACCACTATTAATAGACCCCGTAAAGGTCATTGATACCGTACCAGCGTCTAACTTAAATTCGCTGGATTCAACTGATTTAGGAGTAATATCACTACCGCTAATAACCAGTAAAATTTCTTCATCACTTTTGTTCAAAGGAACTATAATTGAACCGCTTCTGGTATACAGCTTAACATCGGATACGTTTAATGCTAATTCACCGATATCAAGTGATGAAGTAGTCGGTATACTTCCGGAAGTTAAACTGCGTTTAATTAAAATTTTAGAATTCATCTGTCATACCGATTAATATAGTCCACCATCAACAATACTCGCTGTTCCATATAATGAACCCGTAAATTCTGTAGCAATGACTGGAACATTACTGGATAACGAAGCGGTATTTAATTCTAATACCGTGATGTTAGAAACATTCCATATCCATTCATTATTAGTCCCGTCATAGTATTGACGAACATTAGATTGACCATCGGAAAATACGATAAAGTTACTTCCCGTGCGTAAATCCAATCCAGACCCACTTCCAATATATCGACCAAGATAGGTATTATAACTACCAGTGACATAACGACCAGCTTGTGCACCAAGCATCGTATTACTGTCACCGTGGGCATATTCAAATGATTGTACACCGATTGAGGTGTTGTAACTACCCGTATCATCATGAAGTTGTGCAAACGCACCCACTGCCGTATTTCCAACTCCAGTACGGTTGTAGTACATCGTAGCAGGACCGATTGCTACGTTTTGACTACCTGTGGTGTTTCTATTTAAGGAAAATGCACCAACACCTACATTACTACTACCACTATAACTAGAACTGAGTGCGTGATACCCAATTGCCGTATTATCAGTACCTACGGTGTTTGAACGTAATGTTTCGTGACCAATAGCGGTATTGTAAACACCGGTGGTCAACTGTTCTAACGCATCATTACCGAATACGATATTATTTTCAGCGCTAATAGCTCCATTTGGACCAGCACCAATTCGTACTCCACGAACGTAAATGTCTGACCCGTACACAGTAAGCGATGGACCACTGGTAGAGCTGGTGATGAGTAATGAACCGGTGATAACTGCGGACCCACTGAATGGGAATCCCGCACCTTGACCAGCATTAATTGCATACGAAGCCGTAGTTGCGTATGAGGATGAAATTGATGTAGCAGCTTGATTGACATATGACGCAGAAATAGCAGTTAGTGCTAATTGCGCAATAGTATTAAACGACCCCGTGCGTAATGTCTTAACAACGGAAGGGGTAACATTAACATTGTAATCGGAATTTTTTTCGACTTTGACAACTAGATTTGGTACATCTAGAGTTAAATTTGCGTCATCAGCTTCCCGAATTACAACCCGAATATTTGGAAGACCTGTACTCGGAGTAGTCATCTATTATCTCGTAGCGGCTGGTCGGACAACAAAATATCCTTCAAGAATACGGCGAGTTATTGAACCGCTCGTCATTTTGATGTCATATACGTATTTTCTTTGAGTAAAGGTACTGGTCTGTTCAGGGGTTAATTCGATATAAATACTTCCCGATACATACGGACTAATTCTACTAACGCTGATACTTGCAGCTACTTCATCGGTTTGGAAGTTTTCACGAACTTGACCTTCAAACGAATAATCGGTCAAGTCAAGCGTTCCGCCAGTATCCATATTTTCAATGGTAGCGACAATCTTGAATGTTTCTCCTTGACCGATATTAAATTCAGTAATTTCTGCCATATTTGTCCTCGAAAAAATACACCTTTCTATAAGTATCACAAAGTATTGGTATATAGTAATTTCCAATAAAAAACCCCACCTTTTGAGTGGGGTTTTCTGTGCATCTGTGTGTATTAGTAGTTGAGGATGCAGTAGTCTGGTTGAACCGTTAATGAGATTGAAACGGGATCATCCTTTTCCCATGCCATTTCACCAAATTCAACTTTGGTGATTTGTGTGCCCTTCAAAATCCATTCTTCAACCTTATCACCTACTGGACCAAGAACATTGATAACAATATCCTTCTTGTAGAATTCTGCATATCCATCACGACCCGTGACTGATTCGTGGTGTAAACGAACCCATTCCATGACTGCTTGTGCACCAGATGGAACTACGGGGTCATATAATTCAAGTACCATTTCGTCCCATACAGTCTTACCCTTGACGTAACGTTGAAGATTGATGTGGTCTAAACGCTTCTTTTCTTGGGTTAACTTTGGACGGTCTGCCTTCTTGATAAGATAGGCAGGTACACCTTCGATATACATCACATACCGATTTTGAGTCTTTGGCTCAAATGCGGTGAAAAATAGTTCTTGTTCGTTGACCAAATTTGCCATATGGCTCTCCAAATATAGATTGGTACTTGAAATAAATAGTGGTTATTGAAAAAACTGATTAGATTGTATCGAAGGTTGCACCAGTTGGGAGAATGTTGAAGTCCAACTTGATGAATTCTGCGGTACGGGTTGGTTGGAGATAGATTGCACCAACCAAGATGTTGCGGTCAATAATATCTGGAGTATTATTGGTTTCATCCATAACCACACGGAATGCGGTCAAACCAGAACGTTGTTGGATACCTGCGAGGTATGGGTTGACAATGTTCAAGAAACGGTTTCTGGTTGCTTCGGTATTTTGTTCGAATACCAAGTAACGAGCGGAACTTGCGATGAACTTCTTCACAGTGATGAGGAGACGACGAACGTTTACACGGTCAAGTGCTGATGAACGGCGTTGGAGTGTCTTTTGTCCCCATACACAGATACCTTGTCCTGGGAATTGTGCGATTGGGTTGACCTTTGATTCGTACAATTCGTCACGTTGTGCTTGGTTTAAACGAGTCTTGACACCAACTGCGCCTGGGATTCCACCACGATTCAATCCTGCTGGAGCGAACCATTCTGCACCAACGTTATCACTATATGCGTAGACTTCTGGGAGAACCACAGATGGTGGTGCCCAAGTATACTTGTTAGTGTTTGTATCTACGATACGAACCCAAGGATAGTATGCTGCGGCGTAATTGGTATCAAGACTTTCTGCTAAACCAGTGACACTACCGATGGTTGCATCAAGAGTATCAAGGTCAAGAAGATAGAAACAATCACCACGTACTTCACAAAGGTCAATTGCTGATTGTGCGATATAACTGTGTTGTGAGTAGAGAACGCCTGGGATAACCAAGAGGTTAAGGTCTACACTATCTGGATTACCAAGGGTATTTAATGCTCTCTTATATTCAACTGACCCAGATGCGGTTGCATTTGAGAGGTTGAATCCTTGTGTATTGGTTGAAGTGATTGCTCCACCCAATGCGATATATCGTGCTGGGTTTAGTCCATCAAATCCACTTTGAAGAGGAACGGTGAATCGACGATATGCCACTTGGTCGCGGTTGGTAAGTGAAAGTGGACTACCAGCAATTTCGTTAGACGCAAGTGAACTACTAAGGTTAAATTCTGACCCAACCGTTAATCCACCAACAGCTGGTGCGAGAAGTGATAGGTTGGTAGTCTTTGAGAAATCATATCCGTAGTATGCGCGAGTATCGATAGCATCTGCGTTGTATCCATAAGTACTACCACTTAACCAACGACTGGTGACATATGAACCACTAGTAACTTGACCAGCGGTAGTATTGAATACTGAAGTTAATGCTGCGAATCCGTAAGGTACAGCGTTTTCTGGAATGACATTTTCACTCATTTCTACACGGATATACTTTGAAGTGATTGGATAATCACCTTCATAATAAGTTTCACCCGTTGATGAATTATATGTTGGAGCTGCATTACCGATACGGCGTGCGATATAATTTGGACTGTCTGGATTGAGGTTCAAGTTGTCATAACTTTCAAGAACGTTGGTAGATGTATCAGTATCGGTGAAGTCACGAACGAGAAGTGAGAATGAACCGTAGTTACTATCTGGGTCAAGACTTGGTGAAACACCAGTAATAGAAATCTTGATTTCCTTATTTGCTGCGGTTCCATCACTTAATGTATGAACCTTAAATAAGTTATATTTAGTTCCACCGATTGGTTGTGAACGAATCCATGGGGTGGTTGCATTATCGTATTGAGTGTTAAGTGCGAGTGATGCGGTCGATGCAGTAAGAGTTACTGTATTTCCAGCTTGTGCAAGTGCATCTGGGAAGATAGCGTAGACATATGCTGGA